CTTGTACTAACAGAATACGCTTGTGATATTAATGTAGATGTATCATTTACAACTGGTACTCCAGATGCCTTAATTCTTACAGAATATCCTGCCGATATTAATGAAGATTTATCTATTCAAGTTGGAATAGATTCATTAATCCTTACGGAATACCCTGCTGAAGTAAATGCTGAGACTTCGTTTACTACCTCTACACCAGATGCATTAATTCTTACGGAATATGCAGTTACAGTTCAAGCAGATGTAGACACCAATATTACAACTAACGCTCCTGATGCATTAATACTCACAGAGTACTCTTGTACAGTTCAGGCTGATGTTGATACCAATATTACAACGAATGCTCCCCAGGCATTGATATTAACAGAGTATGTCTTTGGTCAAAATTTAGGGATTAATATTGATGCTACTAAGCAATCATTAATTCTTACTGAATATTCATGCACAGTGAATGCTGAGATTGCATTTACGACAAGTGCACCTGATGCATTAGTAATTACTGAGTATGGATGCAATGTAAATTTAGGAACTAATATTGATGGTGGTATTGATAACTTAATACTAACTGTATATTCATATACACATACATATGATGTAAATCTTACTACTAATCTAGATTCATTAATTTTAACTGAATATCCAGTTACTCTTAATATTGCTACAGGTATTACTACAAATACACCTGATGCACTAATACTTACTGAGTATGGTTGTACTGTTAAGTACGATATTAATGTTACTGCAACAGAACAATCATTAATCCTTACAGAATATACATGTGATATTAATACTAATCTTAGTATTGTAGCTGGAATAGATTCTTTAATTCTTACTGAATACGCAGCTGATATTAATTTAGATATTAGTATTACTACAGGAACACAGTCATTAATTATTACTGGTTATCCAGTAGATGTTAATGAAAATGTAAGTATTTTAACAATCGTACAAAGCTTAATATTAACTGAATATGCTTGTACTGTTAATGCTGAAACAGCATTTACAACAAATGCCCCAGATTCGTTAATTTTAACTGAACATGTATTTGGGTATGACTTTGGTAAATTAGTTTTATGTAATTCAGAGTCATTGGTTCTTACCGAGTATCCTTGTACCGTAGTTATTGAAACTACAGTTGATGCAACAGTTGATTCGTTAATTCTTACTGAATATCCTGCAGTTGTTAATTTTGCTCAGGTAATGCACTTTATACCTCAGTCTCTGATACTGACTGAGTATCCAGTAACAATTCAATTTGATACAGGAGTCTCAACACAACCTCAGTCATTAATAATAACTGAGTATCCTGCTGCTATTACAATACAATTTGGAATTGCTGCTAATACAGATTCTCTGATATTAACGGAATACAGTTTTACTACTAAATTTGATTCAAATTTCATAGGAGCAAACTTTGCTCCATTTGTATTAACTACTTATCCTGTTCAAATTGGTATCAGTACAAATATTACAGCAACTGTTGATCCTCTTATTCTGACTGAATATGTTGCTACGTTACTTACACCAACAAACGTAAGTGTTGGTACAGACTCCCTGGTTCTAACAGAATACCCAGCTGATGTAGCTCTTGATCTACAAATTCAAGCAACAAGTGAGAGTTTAAATCTAACAACTTATCCAGCTGATATTTATTCAGTTGGAACTATTATTTATTTCGATAATATTCCTACTTGCAACTTAACGACATATGACTTTGGTGTAACAGGAAGCTGGGTAATTTATGGTAAGACAGATAATTTAGTTCTTACAGAATATCCATTTGTTCTTCAAGATAACCAGAGTATTTATGCAGAGTATCAGTCTTTAATCATTACTGAGTATCCTGCAGTTGTTACTGCAGATATAAATATTGATTGTTTTATAGATACTCTAATTATTACTGAATATCCATGTCAGATTGGTGTAGGAACACCAATTGCAACAAATACTGATTCACTTAATATTACAACCTATCCAGCTATAGTTAATAGTCCAGTAAATATTATTACAACTGTAGATTCATTGAATCTTACAGCATTACCACTTATTCCAGTTAACTTCTTTACAGTTAATATAGATGCTACATCTATTCCATTGGTTCTAACAGAATATGGGTTTACATTAGAGTTAGGAGTTACAGTAACAACTGAAGTTGATAATTTAATTCTAACTTCATATCCAGCTGCTATTAATGCTGAATTTAGCTTAATTACCAATACTCCAGATAGTTTAATTTTAACTAGCTATCCATTTGCACTTAACTTTATTGGTAGTGGTACTGTTTACGCTATTCATGATCTTTTAATATTAACTGAGTATCCAGCCGAAGTTAATGTTCCAATTGAAATTACTACTGGAACACCTGACTCATTAATATTAACTGAATATCCAGCAACTCTTATTCAAGCATTTACGGTTGAAGGAACAACTCAAGATTTACTTCTTACAGAGTATTCATGTGATATTGCTTATCATGTCAATATTAATACAACTATTGATGGTTTATCTCTAAATGAGCGTCCAGCAACTGTAAATGTACCAATAACATTTGAAACAGTACCTGGGTCATTAATTCTAACAACTTATCCAACACTTGTTGGGCTTACTACATCAGTTGATGTAACACTAGATACTTTATTACTAACTGAATATCCATTTACTCAGGGACTTGGAACAGTTATTAATGGAACTTTGGATTCATTAGTATTAACTGAATATCCTGCAGCTATAAGTCTTAGTGCAGATCTTGTTATTGGATTTAGTTCACTCATCCTTACAGAATATCCAGCAGTAGTGAATTCTGGGTATGCTGTTAATACAAATATTGATTCACTAATTTTAACCGAACAACCTGCAACTGTTAGATATAACGTAAATATTTCAGCTGGATATGATGTTCTACAATGGACTAATTATTCATTTGATTTAAATCAAAATGTTACAATTGATGCAGCAACTCAGGCATTAATACTGACTGAACAAAATGTTGTAATTAATAAAGGGATAAATATTCCAATTGGAATAGATTCCTTAATTCTTACAGAACAAGTTGCTGCTATTAATGCTGCTCTCAATATTCCGGTAACTTCACCAGATGGACTAATCCTAACGCCCTACCAGGCTACGATTAATACTGGAATTGGAACAGTTCAGGTTAGTGCTCAATCCCTGATTCTAACTGAATATCCAGCCTCACTTAATACAGCAATTGGTATCCAGACAGGTACTCCAGATTCACTTGTATTAACTGAGCACCAATCTACTATAATTCATAATATTGGCGTAGATATTACTGCTGGTACGGATTCACTTGTATTAACGGAATATGGCTGTACGGTTAACATACCGATTGAGTTTATTGGTACTAATCCCCAGGAACTAGTACTTACGACTTATCCAGTAGTAACTGAATTTATCCCGATTAACTGGTTATTAGTTGTAGAAGATAGTCGACATATTCTACAATCACCACAAATAACTTTAACTGGTCTTGGTGGTGCTCCAGGAGAAGAAATTCCGACTACAGAAGTACCAGTAGGACGAGTAATTAATATAGAACATGAAAATAGACGTTTAAGTATATTAAAAGAGGTAATATGATATGTTGGCTGTAGACTCTACTAAACATACTTTATCAGATGCAGGTAATATTGTTTTAGAACAATATACTCCAGCTTATGATATAGATGATATACGGACATTAGCTATCAATGAACAAGAACTTGAACGTACACTTTCAATAAATGAAAATACATATGAAGATAATAAGATTCATAAGCATCACTTATAAAATATTGAGGACATAATCATGCCAAAATCTGCAAATAATAAGGTGCTTGATGGATCACTTAACATTGTTGGGTCAGCAAACTTAATGATTGTTTGTAATGCTTTTCCTTATTCAAGATATGATGCAATAAATACATTTGCTTTAGCAGATGTTGTAATGGACCCAAATACAGATTTTGTTACTGCTGAAGGAACCATAGACGGACGTAAAATTATTATTGCAGCAAAAAGTACAGTTGCTGTAGATACTACGGGAGAAGCAACACATATAGCTTTGCTTAATGACACAGACTTGTTATATGTAACAACTTGTCTAGCCCAACAATTAAATGCACTTAATACTGTTGATATACCTTCTTGGTCTATCGAGATTTCTGATCCAATATAAGGATTTAACATGTCACATACATTTTACAAAGATCCAGGTGAGAAACTCGATTACAAGTTTGATTGGGCACCTCTTACTAATGAACGTCCTGATGGTATTTCTGATTGGCTCAGACTTCCAGGAGAAACTATTGTTGAGCATATAGTGACTGCTGATGTTGGAATTACTGTTCATAGTTCAGTAATCGCAGATGACGCTACTAGTGTTGTAGCTTGGATCTCAGAAGGGACAGCAGGTGTTCGATATAGAGTTAATTGTAATATAACAACTTCAAGTGGTCGCCAAGGTGAACGCTCAATTTTCATAACAGTATTGCAGAGGTAATTATGGCTAGTTTTGGAGTTTCATCAAAAGGTAGATTGCTTACATGCTCTTTAGCATTACAGGCATTATTTAATCGTGTTGTATATAAATATGATTGTTCAATAATGGAAGGGCATCGTGACGAAGAAACACAAAATAAATACTTCGATCAAAAGAAGAGTAAAGTTCGATGGCCTGATGGAAAGCATAATACAAAGCCCTCTTCGGCTGTTGATGCTGGTCCTTATATTCACGGTACTGGTATCCCTTGGCCTCAAGTACCTGACGATTGGAATGATAAACCTGCTCGAGATTTGTATGTAAAACAAATGATGCAATTTGCTCATTTTGGTGGATATGTACAAGGTACTGCTGAAGTAATGGATATTCCTATTCGTTGGGGGGGTGATTGGGATAAAGATAATGATTTACGAGATAACAAATTTGATGATTTAGTGCATTTTGAACTAGTGGAGGTTCCTCATGAGTAACTTTGTATTATTAATTATTGTTGGTATTGGTGGCATGTTTGTTGGTTGGAATTTACCTCAACCAGAATATGCTAAAAAAATTCAAGCCTGGGTTTTAGAAAAACTTGGTAGGTAGGTAATTTATGACTAAACGAAAGAAAAATTCTCGTGTTGATGATTTACCTTCAGAAAGACCAGCAACGGTCTTTGAACGACATGGACAGTCAGTAGTAGCTGCTACTGCTCTATTACTTTTAGCCTGGGTGGGAGTTACTGTTAGTGATAATTCTAAGGGTAATGCTGTAATGCTTACTCGTATTGGTGGATTAGAACTACAAGTAACCAAACTTGAACAATCAATTAGTACCGACATGAGAGATCGCTACACCAGTAAAGATGCTGCACGAGATTTTTCAGCAGCGTACAAAGAGATAGATCGCATACGCGATGACAACTCTAGGTTCATGGCTGAACAATCATCTCGTGGTCCACGGATTAAATCGGTAGAGACTCAGGTTAATGAGTTACTTAAAGCTATCGCTGAATTACGAATGGGGAAAAAATAATGAATTTTGGTAAAGCACTTAAAAGTATAGCTGGACCATTACTCGGTGTAGCTTCAACTCTTATTCCTGGTGGTCCTGCTATTTTAGGAGCTATTAATGCGTTTATGCCAGAAGATAAAAAACTTCCAGCAACTGCTACTGGTGCTCAAATGCACCAAGCAGTAAATGATCTTACTCCTGAATCTCGAGCATCATTAATGGAAAAAGAATTAGAAGTTGAAATACAGGAAATTAAATCCTGGGAAGGTATTCAAGCTTCTCTGGCTCAAGCTGATGCAGCAGGTGCAAGTACACGCCCACGCATAGCAGTAATGATGGCACAGGTAGTTGTATTTACTGTTCTAGCTTTTGTCAGTGTTTGGGTAGTAGCCATCTATCAAGAAGACATAAAAACTTTAGACTTAATTAACAGTTCCTGGGGAACCATATTAGCAGTTATTGCTACTCCTACTGCTTTATTACGTTCCTACTTTGGTATGCGTACTAAAGAGAAACAATCACGTTATGCAGCTGCTTCTGGTAATGAAACCACAGGTGCACTTGCTGGCATCATTAAAGCATTTAAGGGGTAAATCATGGCTTCAGAAAAAAGATTAAAAACACCTAGAATTAAGAGTACTGGTCTAGTAGATAGACTTAAGGAAATTGGTTCTGATGTTATTGATACCGTAGAAACAAAAGCAAAAGAAGGACTAAAAGCTGGTCGTGATTTTGTTCTAGAAAATACAGGATTAACTGGAGGAGCAGCTAAAGACCTTCAAAAATCTAAAAAACGAACAGATGCAGCAGTTAAAAAAGGACAAGGTAAAACTGCTGCTCGTAAACGTAAGCCGAAGGCTACAAGGAAAGTATAATCATGAAAAGAGGAATATTACTATTAATATTATTGGTTGGTTCTTCTGTTGTATATGCAGAGAATCCACACAATCAACCTGATGTTATAAATAACACGGATAATTCTGTTACTGATAATTCAACTACAGTTAATAATTATTATTATGGTGAAGGAGGTGATCCTATATCTGTTGTAAGTAATGAATTTGATAAAAAATTCAATGCTGGTATGGCAATGGGAATGGCTGCAACTGGTGTTATATTTAGGGCAAGACGTTCCTTACAATGGGGAGCTTCCATGAGTCGAGTTGAAGAAGTTGGAGCACTTGGTTTTGGGTTAGCTCAAGAAATTCATGATAATAAATTATTACTCAGTGGCAAAATCGTTATTGAAGATCAAGATCGAACAAATGCCTGGGTAGTTGGGATTAGTGGAGGATTCTAATGAAAGACGCAACACTTAAAGTTTATCTAGCATTTATGGAGAATTTTATTGGACCTCTCGTTAAAAACGAGAAGTTTATTTTGGCATTATTACTCCTAGCTTTAGGTGGTGGACTTTATACTGTTGCGGATCTTTTAGGGCTAACTCATGCTAAACACGATGAACCAGAAAAAGTTGTTGAAGTTGCACCAGTTGAAGTAGTACCAACTACTAGAGAACTCCCAATAATTTCTGAAGGAACTCATTATCATGACAATTACGCTTTGCGTAATCATACTCATCCACAAAAGAATTGGGTTCCTATTATTAAGAAATCACAATCTGAAGTAAAAGAAGAATTATTTGAGGAGTATCACAAATGATCAATACTGAAAAAGCTGTGAAAGTTGCTGGTGATTTCCGAACAATTTATTTGAGTATTGCATTATTGTTATCGGGGGTTGCATGGGCTGCAGATAGTTACTTCGATGGTAAATACATGAAGGTTGTAGATGGCGCAAAAATCAGTAAACAAATTAAATTTGATAACCTGGAAGAAGCAATTGAAGAAACAGCAATTCAAATTCAGTTTTCAAATAATCAAGCAGAAAAAGATCGACTAAAAGCAATTCTTGAATATAAGAAAACAAAAATGGATAACCTTATTAAGAAATACTCTTTAGAAGCATTTAAATAATAGGAATTACTATGGCTAACGAACCCTCATATCAATTAGATAAAGATCCTGCTGAAGTATCTCTTGAGCAGTTAGAAGGCCGTAGTAAGCTTACTAACTGGGAAAATGAGCCTTCGCTTAAAATGCTTAAGCAAGATTATCAAGATGCCAAACCATCACATACACATCAAGTTAGTAGAATTAACGGATGGTTAGATAATTTACTTATTCGAGGGAAGACTAAACTTCCAAAGAAAGACAGTAGATCTTCTCTTGTACCTAAACTTATTCGTAAGCAAGCTGAATGGCGTTATGCTTCGCTTAGTGAACCTTTCTTAAGTACTAATGATATTTTTAACACAGCTCCTGTCACTTATGAAGACAAAGATGCAGCTATTCAAAATGGATTAGTACTAAATAATCAATTTAATACAAAATTACAGAAAGTTAAATTTATTGATGAGTATGTAAGAACTGCTGTTGATGAAGGAACAGTTATTGTTAAAGTTGGTTGGGATTATGAAGAGGAAGTAAACGAAATAGAAGTAATTGATTATGAACTTCAACCTTCAAATGATCCTGCACGAATTCAAGAATTTCAAGAGCGTCATCAATTAATGCTACAAAATCCATTAGCAATGGAACAAGAAGATCCTGAAGTACAGGAACTTCATTTAGCATCAATGCAAGCAGGAGTAGCATTAGAAAAAGTTGAAGTCGGTACTCACATGGAAGAAGAGATTACTGTTCTTAAGAATCAACCTACTTTAGAAGTTTGTGATTATAATAATGTTCTTGTTGATCCTTCTTGCCAGGGAGATTTAACTAAAGCTAATTTTATTAATTATAGTTTTGAAACTTCTCTCTCAGAACTTGAGAAAGATGGAAAGTATTCCAACCTGGATCAAATTAATATTTCTGGTTCATCTCCACTAGCAGAAGCTGATGATCATAAGAGTCAGGATGATTCTTCATTTAATTTCTCTGATAAACCTCGTAAAAAATTCATTGCTGTTGAATATTGGGGATTTTGGGATATTCACAATGATGGAATTGTAGCTCCATTTGTTGCGACATATGTTGGAAATACTCTAATCCGAATGGAAGAGAATCCTTTCCCAGATGGGCAATTACCTTTTATTTCAGCTCAATACTTGCCTGTCCGAAAATCCATTTATGGGGAACCTGATGGAGAACTCTTAGAAGATAACCAGAAAGTAGTAGGGGCTGTGACTCGAGGTATGATCGATATTATGGGTAGATCTGCCAATGGGCAGACCGGACTCAAGAAAGGTGCCCTGGATGTCACAAATAAGCGTAAGTTCGATAGAGGCATGGATTATGAGTTCAATTCTAATGATGATCCTCGCCAAGCCATTCATATGCATACTTTCCCTGAAATCCCTAAATCTGCTGAATTCATGCTAAATCAGCAACATGCTGAAGCTGAGAGCCTCACAGGTGTTAAAGCCTTCCATTCTGGTATCTCAGGACAGTCTTTAGGTGTCACTGCTACAGGCATTAGAAGTGCTCTGGATGCTACTTCTAAGCGTGAATTAGGGATATTGCGCCGATTAGCTCAAGGAATGAAGGATATTGGCCGTAAAATCGTCAGTATGAATGCTATTTTCCTTACTGATGGGGAAGTTATTCGTATTACTAATGAGGAGTTTATAGAGGTAAATCAAGACGATTTAGCCGGAAACTTCGATTTAACCTTAACTATTAGTACTGCAGAGGCAGATAATGAGAAGGCGCAGGAACTAGCCTTTATGCTGCAGACTATGGGCAATAACATGGACCCAGCTATGTCTAAGATGATTTTGACTGATATAGCCAGGTTAAGGAATATGCCAGAATTAGCTAAGAGTATTGAGAATTATCAGCCTCAACCTGATCCTCTGGTACAACAAAAAGCTCAATTAGAAATTGCTCTACTCCAGGCACAGATTAATAATGAAAATGCCAAGGCTCAAGAGAATACAATGGATATACGGCTTAAACAGGCTAAAGCTCAGACTGAAGAATCTAAGGCACGGAATCTCAATAGTAAGTCTGATAAACAAGATCTGGACTTCTTGGAACAAGAATCTGGTGTTAATCGACAACATGAGATGAATAAACTAGATCATGATCGAGGTAGTAAACTTGACCTGGAAACAGCTAAAAGTATTATGGGTCCAGATGACAAAAATGAGCAAAAAGCAGAGGATGTTGCTACAACTGGTTCAGAAGCACTATAATTAATTATTACTAATCAACTCAACTCTTTAAGAGGACACGAGCAATGAGCAATGAAAGCGATTTACAAGAAGTAGAAATAAGTATTGATCAGGCAAATAGATCTATTAATAAAATGCGTAGTTTTCAGAAATTAACTGAAAATAAACATTTTCAAGAAATAGTGGAAGAAGACTATTTCCAGACAGAACCAAGTAGATTGGTTCTATTAAAAGCAGCTCCTGCTATGCAAACGCCTGAAGATCAGGAATTTATTGATAATCAAATGATAGCAATTGGGTTTTTACGACAATATTTCGTTAGCATTATGCAACGTGGACGTACTGCTGAAAGTGCTATTGAATCTCATGAGCAAACTCGTGATGAAATAATGGCGGAGGTGTAATATGAGTACTCCTGCCGAAAAAATAGAGGATGAATTGAAAGATGATGAAAATGAAGACAAAAATCTTTCAAGTCCTTTAGAAGTATCTGATGATGATCTGGCAAATATGTCAGTTGAAGATATAGAGAAACTCGCCACTAAAGCTGAAGCAAGTGATGATGATTCTGATGATTCTGATAAAGATGATGATACTGATGATTTAGATAAGGATGATGATAGTGAGGATGCAGACAGCGAGGATGATGATCAATCTGATACTGATGATGATAGTGATGATGATGACGTTGATGATACTGACTCCGAAGATGGTACTGATGACGACAAAGATTCCGATGAAATCACAGATGATGATACTTCCTCCAAAGCCCAACCTTTTGATGAATCAAAATCGAAAACCAAAGGAAAAAAAGAAGAGAAGAAAGATGCGGATTTAGATGATGAATCCGTTAATGGTAAAGTAAATTACCAAGCCGAACATGAAAAATTATTGGCTCCATTTAGAGCAAATAATAAAAACATGCAAGTTGATAGCGTAGATGAAGCGCGAACATTGATGCAAATGGGAGCTAATTATAACAAGAAGATGGCTGGACTTAAGCCCAGCTTAAAAATTGTTAAAATGCTCGAAAATAACGATTTGCTCGATGAAGACAAATTAAGTTTTTTGATTGACCTGGATAAAAAGAATCCAGAGGCTATTGCTAAATTTATTAAAGACAGTGGTATTGACCCACTGGAACTTGATTTAGATACTAGCAAAAATTATAAGTCCAATACTTACACTGTAAATGATAAAGAAGTCGAATTAGATGGAATACTTGCTGATATAAAAGACACAGAATCTTTTAATAAGACTATCGACATCATAGGCAATAAGTGGGATGAGCAAAGCAAGCAAATTTTATTAGAACAACCTGATGCTATTAAAGTTATAAATGACCATGTTGCTACAGGTATTTATGACAAAATAGATGAAGTCCTTTCAAAAGAACGTGCAATGGGACGATTTATTGGTGTACCTGATGTTGAGGCATATCAACAAATTGGAGATGCAATAAATGCTGCAGGTGGATTTGCTCCATCTGATACCCAGAACACCAATTCTTCGAACTCTTCAAAAAATAGCTCAAAGAGTAAATCTAATAAAAGTGCTGATCCTGAAGTCAGAAAGCGTAAGAAAGCTGCTGGCTTAACTAAGCCCGCTAGTGGAAAAAAGAGGGATGCTGATTTTAATCCTCTATCAATGTCTGATGAAGATATTGAAAAAATGACCACTAGTAAATTTATTTAACATTTACAGAAGGTATATAACTAATGGCTATTTATAATGATCCGGTAGGTGGTAATGAATCCACCATTGGTACGCAGATCCGTACCGACTTCTATCAGAAAAAGGCTCTGATTGAAGCTAAGAAAGAACAGTTCTTCAGTCAATTGGCTGATGTGACTTCAATGCCTAAAAACATGGGTAAGAAAATTAAGCGTTATCATTACTTACCTCTCTTAGATGATGCCAATATCAATGATCAAGGTATTGATGCTGCTGGAAATGGAACAGAAAATGTATCAGTAACATTTATGTTTACTGCTCCTGATGCCAATGACAGTAATAACGGACATGTTCGTTTTTATCTGGTTGGTGAAGGTGATGATCCTACTCCAGCTACTGCTGCTGCTGCTGCCATTGCTGCTGCTAAAGCTGCTGCTGAATCTTTCTTTGTCAAAATGACAGGCGATGCAGGTATCTGGAACACTGACTATGCTACAACTGTTGGTGATCTTCAGACAGCTGGTTGGTTGGTAACTGATGATACTGAAAGTGATCATGGTGAAGGCGTTCAAGATGCATCTGCTGCAGTATCTGCAGTTGGTAATCTGTATGGTTCATCCAAAGATGTTGGTACGATTGCTGCTAAACTTCCAGCTCTGTCTGAAACTGGTGGTCGTGTTAACCGTGTTGGTTTCAAACGTATTGAACTTGAAGGTACTATCGATAAGTTTGGCTTCTTCGATGAGTACACTCAGGAATCAATGGATTTTGACTCCGATGCTGACTTGGAAATGCATATCACTCGTGAAGCAGTCATGGGTGCCAATGAGATGACTGAAGATGCTCTTCAGATTGATCTACTCAATGGTGCTGGTGTTGTTCGCTACACAGGTGCTGCAACTGGTACTTCAGAATTGCAGGGTGACGGTACACCAGATGTACTGACTTATGGCGATCTGATGCGTCTTTCTATCGATCTGGATAACAACCGTTGTCCTAAAAATACGAAGATCATCACTGGTACTCGTATGATTGATACCAAGACCATCGATGCTGCTCGTTACCTGTATTGTGGTTCAGAAATGCTTCCAACTTTGAAAGCAATGCAAGATCTGCATAGTAACCAGGCATTTATCCAGGTACACCAGTATGCTGCAGGTACTAACGTAGCTGTTGGTGAAGTTGGTTCAATTGATCAGTTCCGTATCATTGTTGTCCCTGAAATGATGCATTGGGCTGGTGCTGGTGCAGCTGTATCTGCTAACAGTGGCTATCGTGAGTCTGGTGGTAATTACGATGTATTCCCAATGTTGGTAGTTGGTTCTGGTTCCTTTACTACGATTGGTTTCCAAACTGACGGTAAGACCGTTAAGTTCAAAATCACTCATAAGAAACCTGGTCCTGAAACTGCAGATTCTTATAACGATCCTTATGGCGAAATGGGCTTTTACAGCATCAAATGGTACTACGGTACTATGATTCTGCGTCCTGAACGTCTAGCCGTTATCAAGACAATTGCTGAATGGTAAGAAGTAAGTAACTAACTGGATAGCCCCTCGCGTCAGCGAAGGGGCTATCCTTTTATTATTAACAAGAGGTATCACCCTCACTAAAAAGGTAATAAGACAATGACTGATTCTAATGATATTCAACAACCTGATGAATTATCTCTATTAAAAGATCGTGCTAAAAAAATGGGAATTAAATTCCATCCAAGTATTGGTCTGGAAAAATTACGAGATAAAGTTAATCGTGTAATTAATTCCCAAGAAGCATCAACTCAAATAACTGAAGAGGCTGATACTCCTGTTGTGAAAGCAGTTAAACCAGAAACAAAAGCGCAACGTGAAGCACGAATGCGTAAAGAAGCATCCAAATTAGTTCGGGTTAAAATTAACTGTATGAATCCGAATAAAACTGAATATGAAGGGGAAATCTTTACTGTTAGTAATAGTATTGTAGGAACATTTAAAAAATATGTTTCTTATAACAACGAAGAAGGTTGGCATATTCCTCAGATAATTTTAAAACATCTACAAGAACGTAAATGTCAGGTCTTTTACACAGTAAAGGGTCCTCGTGGTGAGAAAGTTCGTAAAGGTAAATTAATCAGTGAATTTGCAATTGAAATTATGCCTCCATTAACAACGCAAGAGCTTAAAGAATTAGCTCAACGCCAAGCAATGGCAAATAACATAGATTAATTTTACTAACTGCTAATAACCTCCAGGTAAATATTATGGCTGATATAGAAATTGAAAACGTAACCACTGGCATCGTAGATGGTGATGGTGTGTTTGATAAATTAATGACAGCTGTAGAAGCTCAGTTGCATCATCAATATACAAATAATCGAATAACAGGTTCAGATTATGCAACTGTTTACCTGGGGGCTATGCAAGCTGCAATGGGACAAGCTATTACGTTTGTTCTTGGTGAGCAACAAGCTGATAAACAAGCTGAATTAACTGCAGCTCAAACTCTTGAAGTATTGGCAGGTACTATTCGTAATGATGATATTGCTGAACAAGAAATCTTATTAAAAGCTCAACAAATTCTTCAAAGTGTTGCTCAAACTTCATTAATTGAAGAACAGGAACAATCTGAGAATAAACAGAATGAACCTGATGGAATGATTGATAAACAAATTCTTGATCTTATTTCTCAAACAGAAACACGAGATAATGAATCTATTGAGAAAGTTAATGTTCTGCAGGAACAAGTTCTCAAATCAGAAGCTGAGAAAAATTTAATTAATCAGAAAACTCTTACTGAAGAAGCCCAGATTAAAGATATTGTTGATGGTAATCCTGTATTTACTCCTAAAACTCTGGATGGAGCTGGTTTTGAAGACACTCCAGCTTCAGGTGAAGGTATGGTTGGTAAGCAACAAGTATTGCTTGCTAAACAAACTGATGGATTTGATCGAGATGCTGAACAAAAAGCATCTAAGATCTTAATGGATAGTTACACTATTAGACGCTCAACTGATTCTGCTGCACCTCCTCCTTCTAAAGCAGAAGACCCAGATATTAATAAATTCTTAGAGCAACTAGCTCTTGGTACACAAGTTGCCCTTACTGATACAAGTTATAATGTTGGTGGAGTTGTATCAGGATTAACTGGTACTGGAATGGTACTTCAAACCAGAATTAATGGTGGAGCCTGGGTAGGTAACTTACTTATTGAAACAAACGGGTCATTTGTATTCACAATTCCATTTGCTGATGGTGATGCATATGATGTACGGGTTCAAGTACAACCTAATGCTGCCCCATCAGAAACAGCTGTTGCATATCAAGATAGTGGGTTTATTTCTGCATCTGTTGGTAATGTTGATAATGTACTTATTCAAGTTACTCCTGATGCATAATGATTTATGTTAAACCATCAAGGGATAAAGAATTAATTAGCAATATTATTAAACATCCAGTAATTGCTGAAACATTTGTTGATGATACTCCATTTAATATTAATGAGTATGAACCAAATATAAGTGAGCATCTTTATTTATTGATTTATAAAAATAACACAGTAATTGGGGTTATGATTTGTACAGAAATCAATTTAATTACACTTACTTTACATATACAAATATTACCGGAGCATAGAGGAAAAACTGCATTTAAAGGAGCAATGAAATGTCTTGAATGGATCTGGAGTAAAACTAGATTTTTAAAGGTTGTTGCTATAATTCCTACTAAGTATCCAAACGTAATTAATTTTACATCTAAATGTGGTTTGGAAGTTGAAGGAATTTCTAAAGATTCTTTTCAAAAAAATAATATTATTTATGATCAGGTGTATATGGGATTATCTAGACCAGGGATTTAATTATGACCGGAGCAGTAAAATCTTTTACAAAAGCTGTAGATGGTGCTTTAGGTACTAATTTTACTGGTGCTGTTAATTGGGTCGAAGATAATGTTCTTCAACCTCTTGAAGAAGTAGGTTTAGCTCTTATAGGAGTTGGTTCTCAATTTTTAACTTTTATATGGGAAGAAGTTGGGTATCCTGTTGTTAGATGGTTTTTTGCTGCATTAGGATTTACTGGTGAAACTGTTTATGCAACACAATCAGTAACTGTTCCTTTATTAAAAGATCCTGTACGAGATAATCTTACTCTGGCTGTTGTTCGAGCAATTCGAAATGAAACAGATCTTGTTGAGGAAATTCAAGCTACTTTAACCACAACTCTAGTTAATTCAATTAATTTATATTTATCTCGTGGACGTAATGATTATATATATGGTCTTCCTACTATTGTAAGTGGATTTCAATCTGTAAATATACCTGCGATCACAGAAGCAATTGAAAGTGAAATTGGTGAAGATGTTATTGTAGATTCAGCTTTTTTGGATCTTCCTCAAGCAGCTATATGGGTAAAGTACTGGCTTCAAGAAAATCATAATTATACTGAAGCTGATAATTATTTATATAATCCTCCCGATCCTGTTCCCTGGATTTATAATGGATTTCATAATGATCCTCCTTCTGATACTTTTGTTGTAGATCTTAAACGCCTTCAACAAGATTCTGGTGTACATTCTGGTATTACAAGTCCAACACTAAATGTTCCAGGGGCAGGATGGACAGTAAATGAATGGGTAGGAGAATTAGTATTAAATCTAACTGATGGAAGTTCAGGAATTGTTACTTCAAATACAACTGATACGATTACTGCTTCTTTAGCTGGAGGTACTTCTAATAATTGGGAAGTAACCGATTTATATTATATTGATAAAGAAATTTATGATGTCTTTTATGAAGAAGCTCCTGCTCTTAAATTTGATCTTTATTACAATGTAAATTATCGAAAACTTACTGATTTATTAACTACTAGATATTGGCTTTATGAAAAAGATGAAGGATCATATCCTGATCTTGATACAGGAGCAGCAACAGAAGCTATTAATTCTACAATAGATCATAAACAATCATATATGCTTCCTATTATTCCATTAAGAGAGCATTTTAAAAGTGTTAATAAAAGTAAAGAAGCCAAAGAATATAAAAGTTCTAAAAGAATGTTGGATGTTTTAAATTTAGATATAGATTATCTTATTGATGAAATAGAAGGAAATGAGGCTATTGATCAAATATCTAATGCTTATGTTTTATTTGCAATTAATCTTAAAACAAAAAGTGATGGTGGGAAAAAAGCATTATTTTCTATATTTTTTGATGCACATAAATATGCCATCGTAGGACAACAACAATTTAATGCACATCCACAAGCTGCAACACCTTTATTTAATTCATTACATATAAAAGAGCAACAATATAATTTTGCATTTAAATATGATTACATAACTTTAAATAAGAAAAGTGGAAAGATTGCAGATGTAGGTAAATGTACAGTAGAGATAGTTATCTTGCCTAATACGTCAGAAGAACGTGATGATGACTATCAAATAATTAGTCAAGCTCGTATTAATAGTCATATTATTCTTCAACATCAAGTTTCTGAAGGTACATATCTTGAATTAGTAGTTCAAGGTCCATTTATGATGGTTAATATTCAAAGAGAGAATTCAAATGAATTTGATCATAAATTAATACAGTTAAGTAATGATGAGGAGGAAATGAAGAATTTTAGTATTCCTCTTCCTGGCTCACTATTTAGTGGATTCTTAAGCCATTATGAACAAGAACAATTAATCAATGATTCTTTATCAATGGTTCTATATGCATCTGAATCTCAATATCTTGAATGGTATGAGACTGAACGCTTCTTAAATTTTGTAGGAGATGTGTTATTTATAATTGGCGTTATTATGCTGATCTACGATTGGTCAGGTACAAGTACTAAAGCATTATGGGCATTGGCATATTACATCATGTATCAATATGCGATTTATATCGTCATGAAACGATTGATGGAAATTTATGCTGATAATAATAAAGCTAAATTAGCAATTCTAGCTGCCTACTTAGTAGCCTCATATTATGCTCCAGGTGGTGGATCAACAGGAATGAGTACAGCTGAAGCTCTCCTGTTTGGAGTGACTGCAGCACTTAAAGCAATAACTGTTGATATAGGGATTCAAGCTGAAACTCTGGCTGAAGAACAGGCAGCATTCCTCATAGATGCTGAAGAACGTCAGGAAGAGCTAGATAAGGCAGCTGCTTTACTAGATAACAATACTGGACTAGATTTATGGGAATTAGTGACATATTGGCCGATAGACAGTTATGAGAAGCCTGATGACTATTTTCAACGGACAATTCATACTCAAAATCCTGGAGTTCTAGTACTTGATCAAATAGATGGATTTCACGATAATTTACTAAAATTGCCTGAAGTAGATGTATATTCATTTCAGGCAGAATCTGTATATACTTAGCGATATACAGAGTTAGATAAGAGGACAAAATCATGGGCGATGAAAATAATCTTAGTGTCAATGTGGGGCAAGATAATATTGCAGAACGATTAGCAGCATTAACTAATACCCAAGCATTAGGGTCAGGAGAATTTTCTCCTACTGGAGCTGGGGATACTACTGGTATTGGTGGAGTAAAAACTAGCTTTGGTTCTAAACTTAGTCCTTATATTCAGGGCTTCTCAGCATTAGCAAATGCTTATTTAGGGTATCAAAGTCTTCAGCTTGGTAAAAAACAATTTGGCCTTTTAGAGAGTACTACTAAGAAAAATCTCGCAAACCAAGCACTATTAACTAATGCTGAAAAGAATGCACAATTTGCTGCTCGTGAACGAGCAAGATTAGGATCTGAAGGCAATGAACCAGCTCTAGCTGCCAACCTTGCAAGATACCAAGCTGCAACTGATGTATCTGGAACTCTTGATACATAAAGGTAACTTTTAGGAGGCTATTATGGCTTTAACGTGGAGAAATGTTACTGGTGTTAGTTCTAATGCAGGTACACAAGCAGTAGCTAATGCTGGAGATTTATTTAATAAAGCTTTTAGTAAAGCTGAAAAAATTGCTTCTGCCCATGATACAGAAGTACAACAACGAACAGATGCTTCTCTTCGTGATCAATTATCCGGTCTTACCTCTGAAGACCAACTAGATACTTTTAGACAAGATTTATTATCACAAGGTACAGATCAGTATTCCCCTGGATTACTAGATAAACTAGTTGATGCCCAACGTCAGGACATTCGTGCTGAAGATGAATTTCAACGTACTACTTTGCGTAGAGAAAGCAAAGAAAACTCCTTACGCCTTGCTAAAGAAACAGCAAGTATTGATCCTGAACTTGCTGGTAATCTTAAAGCTCATCAAGGCGCAATTGAGCATATAGAAGCTTTAGATCCTACTAATAGAGGATTATTTACTCTTAATAAATTAGGTAAAGTTGTTGTTGATAAGAAAGCTGATCCAAGTTTAGTTAATACTTTTATTGATAAAGCAAATGAATTAGGACGAGTTGAAATACCAACTGTTAAAGATCGTACTAAAGAATTAGCAGAAAGATTATCTGGACCAGCATTTAGTGTTGAAGATCAAGAAAATGCTAGAAAATTTATGTTAGAAATAGCTAATCGTAAAGATCTTCCAGAAACTGCACGGGCTTCTATTACTGCTAATACTGAACAACAACTTGCTTTCCAGAAAGATGATATTAACCGTATTAACTCATTAGAAGCAGATTTACTTGCAGCTGTTGATAATCCTCAAAATCCACGAGATAAAGGTAAAGAGAATTTAGATGCCATTAATTATTTACAACAAAATTTTAATGAAGGACATTTAAATCTTTTTGGTTATGGCAATGTCGAAGGCGGAAAAGAGCTAACTCAAAAAGCAGGTGGATGGTTAACTCAAGGTATTACTCGAGATGATGTTACTCATCAAATTAGTCCAACAATGCTGTATAACACTATTGGAATTGCTGCTGATTTTGAACAAGATATGTTTGATGCAGCTGGAGTAGATATTGAAAAAATGGAGGATGCTTTAGTTGCTGAAGCTAAAAAGAGTCCTGTATCTACACCAGCACAACAAAGAGCTGCTATACGTTTACGAATTGGGGAAGAAAGACGTATATCACGTTTAACTACCCAACAAGGTATTAATAACTTTATTCGTGAGGTTGATGCACAGAATGGAATTATTAACCCTAAACAGAATGCTTTTTTATATAGTCCTGAATTACAACGTACTTTTAAAGCTCATGATAGAGATAAAGCTGCAACTTTTGCAAAAGAAGAAGAAGCAAAACAAAAAGCATTTGATCGTACTGTGCAACAAAATACACAGGATATTTCTGGATTAGGAACTGCTGCACCTGGAACTACCCCATTTGGTCCTGGTGGAAGTGGTACACCTTCTGCTGTTGCTGATGATCTTAAAGCATCACTTGCTGCTCCAACAGTAACTCCTAGAATTAAAGTTGTTCCTGCTAAACCAGGAGTGACAGCTCCTACAGCTATCGTGAAACAAAAAGAAGATGCTGTTGAAAAACAATTTACTCCTAATGCTGACGATACTCGTCTAGAAGCATGGAATAAACGTAATAACAAAGCTAAAGCTATGTTGGAATTGCGTGATGATCCTGAGTATGCAGAAGCACAGAACAAATTAGCTCTCCAAAAAGCTCAAGAAGAAGCAGAAGCTGGACGTACACAAGATTTATTAAGACGATCTATTTCTGATGAAAGATTACGGAATAGTCCTGCTGTTAAAAAAATTCTACGCGAGCAACGAGAACGAGGTAAAGAAGAAGCTGCAGAAAGACGCAGAAAAGTAAAAGAGTTCTTCGGCTTTGGTGATTCTTAATGGCTCAACAACCTACTCCTTATGGACAACAGGTATTAGCAAGTTTAGATTCTGATGTACAAGGTTTTGTCCCAGGTGATCCAGATTTAACTGCTGCCTTAACTCGGTTTCGTAATGAAGCTCAGGGGCGTGATATTGTGCCTGATGATTTACGCGCACAAGGGGTAACTTCGAACACTTCTATACCATCTGTTACATCAGATACTCCTGAAGTAGCTCCATCGATAGATCTAGCAGCTGCTAAAGAAAAATTATCATTACCTCAACAAAAAGCTATTTCCCTTGATGAAGCAAAATCTAGATTATTTGGAGGATCTACTGAACCTCAATTTAGTTTAGAAGAAGCTAAATCTTTATTAGGTGGTAAAGAACCTCCTGCTTTTAGTGTTGATGAAGCTAAAAATATTTTATCAGGAACTACTCCTCTTGATGCAACTGTTGCAGATAAACAAATAACAGTCGCAGCTAAAACTTTAGAAAAACAAGAATTATTTGGTGGTCCTGGATTGGGTGAAGTTCCACAGGAGTTCTTAACTGAAGAAGATCAAGCCAGAGCTATACAAAATGAACAAGAAGTAGAAGCTGCAAGGTTAGCTCAAACTGAACGAGAAGCCAGAGCATTACTAACTGATGAAGAAGCAGATACTGTTGGTGGTTATATTGCTAATCTTGGTTTAACTTTCTTTTCAGGAGCTGCCACTGTTGTTGGAGACTTATTAAAAGCTCCTACACATGTTGCTGATTATTTAGATGGAAGAGGAATTACTGATGCTGATATTGGATTATATAATAGTATTGGACGTAAATTAGCTGCTGGTGAACAGTTATCTGAAGCAGAAGACGCATTTATTGCTACTGAAAAATACACTGACTTAGGTGATATTGAATCACGCAAAGAGTTTATTAATGTTATTGATGGTGGACTAGAAACTATTTCTGGTTGGGTCAATGATAATAAAACAAGTAAAGCTTTAGCAAAACTTGGAAAGACATCTGAACAAGCTGCTGACTCCTTTATCAAAGGAGAATACATGGAAGGTATCAGTAAGTTTGCAGAAGGATTATTAACTCTTGCTGCAGATGATACAGGTGCTGCTGTTGAACTAACTGTTAATTCACTTCCTCAAATGTTTGTATTAGCACGACAAGCAATTGTTGGTGTAGGTTCACTTGGTTTAAGTCAATATAGTGAAGCAATAAATGACTTTGTTGAAGAACATGGTCGTCAACCTACTGAGGGAGAAAAAGCATTTGCAGGTATATTATCTTTCACTTCTGCTGGTCTTGATGCTCTTGGTGCTAAATTTATTCTAGGAGCTAAAGCATTACCTGGAAATATTACTAAACTAGCTGCCAAGTTAGGATTAGAAGTTGCTAAGAAAACAGTTAAAGCAACTACAACAGCAGTTAAGCAAGCTAAGAAGGGTGCAATTAAAACAGTTGCTAAAGGAGCTGCTCAAACTGGTAAGTCAGTTGGTGTTGAAGGATTAACTGAAGGTAGCCAAGCATTCTTACAACAACAAGCTGCTAAACAAGATTTATCTGCAACAGATCTTCCTGAAATACTTACAGAAGCAACTGTAGGTGCAGTAGCAGGTGGAATTATTTCTGGTGGTGTAGAGACAGTTAGAGCTACTCCTAAAGTTGTAAAAGAAACTGCAAAGACTACTAAGAAAGCAGCTCGTAAAGTTGGTATTGGTGATCCAACTAAAGTCATTACTCAGGCTAAAAAATCTGGTGATGTCGAATTAGGAATGAATACAATTCTAAAACTTAAGTTTGCAGACTTAACACCTGAAGAACAGGTAACACGAGTTGAAGAATATGAATCATTCCTTGAGACATTTGAGGCTAAAACAGAAGAAGAGATTTCAAATTTAGATCCTGAAACTGAATCAGATGCTATACAAACAAAACAACGAACCATTACAGATTATAAACGCCGATTAGATCAATTGGTGCGTGAACAAGCACGAACAGAAAGTGGTCGTGTATTTAGAGAAGCTGTTGATATTCTTGATCCTCAAACAGTTACAACAACGGATGCTCAGGGTAAAAAAGTAACTTCAACCCCTGAACCTCGAACTAAAGAAGTTGTAGTTTCTGCTATTGATTCAATTATCGATAATATTCAAACCAGTGGTGATCTGTCTTTAAATCAAATTAATCGTACTCTGGGTAGTAAAGAATTCGATGATAATGCTACAAACAAACAGAAAGAATTAGCTAAAGATTATAAAGAGTTTAAGGTAAATACGGAGACAGTTAAAAATTTACCTGAAGATGCACAAAAAAGCATTGAAGAAGTACACGAAGATATTCTTACAGGAGGAAAAGGGTTTGCAGGAATTAACCAGCATATGGCTAATTTCAAAAAGGCTTTAGTTGGTAAAAAGAAAATAGCTGCTCAAAATACTATTCGTCATTTACAGGATTTTAGACAAGAACTAAAAAATAAATTAGTTGATCCAGAAACTGGTTTAGAAATTAGTAATGCTCCTGTATTTGTTGAAGCTGTTCAATCTGAGATTGCATTGCTTAGTTCTACCATTAATCAGATGAAGAACATGGGAATTGATGTTTTTGGTTTCAAGAAGGGAGTAGATATACCTCCCGAAAAAGTTCCTGAGAAGCAGGAAAAAGGAGTTGAACCTGAAAAGAAAAAAGAAGCTAAACCTAAAGCTAAGGCCAAACCTGCAAAAAAGGAAAAAGTCACAAAGAAGAAAGAGGCAAAGCCTGAGCCTAAATCTAAACCTGAGCCTAAAGTTGAAACTGCTGTAGAACCAGTAGTTGAAACTAAAGCAAAACCTGTAGCTCAAGAAATTCCTAGTATCGATGGAAGTAATATTAATGAAGTATTAGCAATTTTAGAAAATCTTCCAGAAGAAGTTATTACTCAACGAGTAAAAAATATTATTGGGGAAGTTCAAAAGATAGCCAAGAAAGGATCAATTAGTTCTGTTCAGGCTGCTAAATTAGATAAAGAATTTAAAGTAATTAACGATACTATTTCTGGTAAGAAAGTATTAGCTGGAGATAAGCAACAGGGTACTCATAATCCAGAAGAATCTGTGGAAGGTGCTACTACTGTCGGTGGACAAGTTATAGGTAAAACTACTGTCAAATATGACAAGGCAACCAAAGGAGATAAATCTACAGTTGAAGAGAGATTATCTATCCATGATTACCTAAAGGTTAAGAAGGGGTTAAAACCTGTAAGTATGTTTCATAAGGTGCATAACTTTTTTAGTTCTACGAAAACCAAAGATAAAAAATTAAAAGCAGAGATTGCTGCTTTATTGCCTAAATTAACAGATGAGCAATTTAAGGCATTTAAGTTCTTACGAAACTTTCATGATGAATTTTCAGAAAATTTATTAAAAGTAGTTGGTAACTTAAATTCTGAATTTATTTTTAAGAGTCAGATTGAAGGAGTCATATCTGAGGATGGTAAAGCTAAGAATGAAAATCCTGGTGATCCTGCTGCCTACCTAATTAATATTGATAAAGATGGCAATAAATACCTGAATGAAAATCTCGTAGCTACTATGAGTATGGTTATTCTTGATTGGATCAGTAAAGAAGCCCAGAACACTCTCTATAATGAAAAAGAAACAGTTAATAATTTTCTTGGATTACCTATAGAAGCAACTGCAAAACAAGAAGCTTATGAAAATTTAACTACTGCAGGTCTACCTCGTAATACTTTAGACGATGCTTTAGGGCGTGAGATATTCAAACAATTGGGGCTTGAAGCTCAAGAAAATATTGATGGTGATTTCATTCCTCGTTTACGTTTAGCTTTAGGTAAGATGGCTGTTAATGGAATGCTTCAAAGTGATCTAGTTACTCAGACAACATTCAAGACAGAGGAAATGATTGATTGGGGTGGTAACGTAGTTACATTAGGTGTTCCTGGTTCATTAACAAGTTTTATTCGTGCAGAAAGTGATCAAGATCCTGTTAATAAATATAAATATACTCTTTCTAAAGGTAAAAAAGGATTACAAACATATGTTAAACGAATAAAAGATAGCGATCATTTAATAAAAACCTTATTTGATATTTCTAAGGATATAGCAGGACCTGTATTTACGGCTGCTAAATCTTTAAAAGACATACCTAAATTTATTAACAAGAGTCCTGTTGGAGAAATACCAGAACAGATGCGTAAATCTATTCTGGCTTACTCCCAAGTCGAGTGGGAAATAAAAGAAAATATAAGTGATATTTCTGATTTTATGGGAGTCAACTTTGTTAAGAGTATGTACGGATACAATTTTAATGTTGATGAAGAGCATATAACTGAACAGCCAGGAATAACTGCACGGAATCAAGCTATTGAAAAAGAAATGAGAGACTTTGGTGAGTTTCGAACTTTAGCTCGAGAGGAAGGTAAAACTGGATTCTTCTTTAATCATGTCATGGATAAAAACATGCGTGTACGTCTGGACAGTTCTACTGTTAATCCCCAGGCTAGTAAATTACACAGACATTTAATTGGTGTTAAGGAGTGGACTAACGAATTAGATATGAATAATCCTGATCATGCATTAGGATTTAAAATGGCTGTTGCCCAAGCTTTAACTGTTGGTGGGTTTAAAATTGAAAAAGAA